CTCATATAATACCTCTAGTGAGCGTGACGCTTTAGCAAATCCCTCGGAATCTGCAGGTGGGTTAAATTGATCGTCTCTTTGTATAGCTTTTAAACCGCCTGTAGCCGTTTCTTTTACTTTGTATACCTCGTTCATATAGGTCTTGTAATTAAAATACAAAACCTGCACCGTATTAGAATCATAACCCCGATCGGCGCCGTCATTAAATTGATTCCAAGAAGTTGTGTTATTATAAGACCCCGCTGCTTTTATTTTGTCAAGCTGAGCTTGGTCGAGTTGAGGGTATTGCTTTTTTAATTCGTTGATCGGTATGTTCTTAACTTCTCCAACATAATATATGTCTTCAAAATAAGGAGATTCAGTGTAAGAATAAACAAGATTAGCTGGATCTACATAATCAATAACAACCCCTTCCGATTCTGAAAATGTGTTTTTAACCGCACCAATACCGATGGTTGTTAAATCGTAATATACTCTTCTTTTAGCTAAATCATAGTTGTTGCCATCAAATAAAGTATTAATTGCTATTTCCTCTGCTATTTCAATACCTTGTTTATAGCTTAGCTGCATATGCAACTCTAGCTCTTCTTTTGAACCCGGTAAATTCTCTTTATCGTTTTCGTATAAGTTAATACCAAACGCTTCAGCCGCATAGTCATTAATCTCTTGGGTTTGCATGTCTCTTATAATAGAGTCCATATATGCAGTACGCTTTTCAACCCCGTATGGATCTTGTGAATATGCTTTTAAATCAAAAGATCTGTCCGCAATACCGTTAACCACAATATCAACAAACTTAGATAATATAGGAACAGGCTTCCAATCTAAATTAAGATAAGACAAATCACCGTTAACAGATAATTCATCTTTGTATTTTTGTATTGGCTGTTCGCCTCTGGCATATAATCTTAACCCATGAAAACTATTTTGATTACTTTGAAATCTTACGTTTCCTGAATTGCCACCAAACCATTCAGATTGAATAGCTCTACCTACCTGGCGGCCATATTCAAATGACATCTTCTCCTGGTCGCTAGCAACCTGGCTAGGGAAAAAATTATTTACAACTGACTCAGCCATAGTTTTATTTTATTATTTTCGATATATCTCCGTCTTGCTTGTATCTTGCAATATTGAGATTTAATTTTGTTCTTTGTAAAACGGCATTTGGTCTGTACATGTCTTTATGGCAAGCCATAACAGCTAAGCCGGAACTAATCGCAGCATCAAACTTTGTTCGATTATTTATATCAAACTTAGACCAATCATTTAGAGTTTCATTAAAATACATACTACCGTAAGTACCGTCTTCTTTTAACCCAATATATTTATCTATATACATTTCAATAGCAGCTGCGTGTGCTTGCTTAATATCTTCACTGGAGTTTGGTATACCTCCAATTTCTTTTTCAGTTACAGAAAGCTTGTTCCACAATCTGTCAGGTCTATTCATAGAATAACCTCGATAGCCTCTACGTTTAAAATAGTAAAGCAATCTTGGTTTGTTATTCTCGGCTAATAAAGGCATTCCGTAAAAAACGCACGCCATAAGTACGTCTTCAAAAAATATCTCTGCAGTTTGAGGCCTAGCTATATACTCTAAAAAGAATGTGCTAGGTGGCGCATCTTCCATGCTAAACTTCGTTAGTCCATGCAGCGCGCCTTTTGAACCTTTGCCGTCGGTAGTACCTGAAATATCATAACTATCACAGCCAAATGCGCCCATATGCTCATTCCCTGGATGTTTTATACCGTTTTTAATAATTGATCTGTTTTGCACCTCAGCGTTAGGTATCCACGATATTTTAAACCTACCTTGCGGGCTTGGTAAAAACATTACTTTGGTATCCTTTACGCCTAACTCCCACTGAAAGTTACCAGTGGTTATAACATTAGTATTACGCAGATCATCATTGTAATCAATTTGTTCGTAGATTTTTGCTAAGTTAAAAATACTATTTTTAGTTTCGTCTCTAAAGGCGTGCTCTGTTGTACGCGGGAACTGTCTGTAGTATTCATTTAAAGCATCTTGGTCGCCTTTAAGGCCATCTACTTCATTATTCCAATAATCTACAACACCTGTTTCAATAGTGTCGCCAAACGGGTCTAAAACGCTTTTTCCGACAGGCGTGTCAAATACTGGCTGCCCGTACTCGTCAATAAAACCCTCATAGTTCCACTCCATAGGTATAAACAAACTGTACAAACCTGATTTTGTTTGGCCATTGTTATTACGCTTAGAAACATCGGAATCGTTATAAAGCTTTTTAAAGTTGCCGCCGCCTTTATCTAAAGAGTTTGACGTGGAACCCATCATGCATTTACCTATAATGCGGCTACCTAATCTAAGACACGTTTTTGTAACGCGCCAGTTGTTTAATATATTATCAGGTCTTTCCCATTTACCGCTTTCGTCGTGGACTAGCAGCTTTAACTTTTCACCATCATAAGAGTTATCCCCTGTATTTTTCCAGTCAATAGTTGTATCTAAACCTTCCATCTCTACGCGAGCTTCTTTGGACTGTATAGATTTACGAGTTAACTTAGAAGCAGGAACCCTATACGCCAATTCAGTCTTCGGTCGATCCATACCATCTTGTATGGGCTTGAAGAAAAACGGGTAGTTGAGGGAAATTGGTACAACTTTATCGGTAAACATTTTTTTAGCATCGCTACCTGATTTTGATAGTATGCCGAATCTAGCGTCGCCTGATATGGTTGCAAGGTTAACGGTTTCTCCTGATGCCATAAATGAGAATCCACTCCGTCTGTTTTTAAGGTAGCACATTCCGTAAGCTCGTGCGTCTGCTTTAACGGCCTCCCAGAATATATAGAATAATCTGTTTGCTTCACGGTAATCGGGGTTTCCAACGTCGATCTTACTCCACTGCAAGTACATGTAATGAGTGCCAGTAATATAAGTCGGGACGTTATTATTATAAAACCAATAACCGTTTTCGCGATTGTTAAATTCTTCATCTATGTAGCCCTCCCATTTCTCTTTAAACTCATCTGAATAAGATTGCCAATCGAATATACTTTTAATATTTTTAAGCTCTTTTGGGTAATCCTTAACGGCCCATCTGTTAGCTCCCTTATTTAAGTTTTTAGGGACTGGCGGTAAACCTACAACCAATCCTTGTATATCTATTATTTCCCCGACTTGGCCTGTCTTACTTATAACAATTAAATCCTGCTCTTTATTGTACCCGTATTTCCACTTCTTACCTTTATTTAATCTATGAAGCGTGTTAAGCTTTATAGGCTCTACTGTTTTTACTAAGCTCTGCTCGTACATTACTTAGATCTTTTTTCAGCAAAACCAGAAAAAGCTTCTTTCTTTTCTTCCTTGGGTTTATTATCTAGTATACGCTCTTCGTCTTGTATACGATTTAATATTTCAAAAGCATCAAATATAGCCAGCTTTTTAGTAGCTGCCGCGTTTTTTAATCTGTCGGCGGATATATCGTCATCTGAATCAACTATAGCCTCTTTAGCAACTTTAATAAGTTCCTCAACAGCTTTGTGACCAGCTAGGATTATACTCTTCTTCGTTTCCTTGATATTCATATTCGACTGTAATTTGATTGGCGGGTATACGATACAATCGTTCACCCTCTATATTAAATTCGTATTCCATACCAGGCTTAAACCCTATAAGTGCTCCCGCTTTAAAATCTTCACTAGCATACTTAATAATACCTATTAAAGGTTCTTCTTTATGCAAGTTAAATTTATCTTTTGCCTTTATAGGCTTTATAAAGCAAAAACCAGGTAAAGCATTCCATTCGCCATTGCGTTTGTATGCGTAAACCTGGTCAGGATATACAAAGAACATATCTTCTTTATAAAACGCCCGGCTGTCTTTTTCTTTGCCTCTAACGTCTCTAAATCTTCTAAACACATTGTGATGCACTATTATTTCATCACCTTCTCGTATGTCTCCGTTGGTAATTTTAGGTACGCTATTAACCACACCAAGCCTACTAGTATAATGGTGGTTTTGCACTTCTGTATTTAACAGCAGTTTTTTGCCTTCTATTTCTTTTTCGCTAGTAGATCGCCCATCTTTTGGGCTAACTATAAAGTTGTATACGCTTTGCATTACCACTTAAGATCATATTCGATAGATATCGCCATGTGTTTGTTAAAGTCTTTCCAAGGCATTACCAATTCTCCTTTTTGTATATACACAGAATACTTATCAGATTCTTCCAGTATATTTACTATAGTATGACCACCATACACTTCCTGTCCAATAGAATAGTGCATGGCGTCATTTTTATAGTCTTTCCCAATGCTAATCTTCCTTATTATCTGCATTTTCCGCGATAGTTCCGTCAACTAAGCTAACGCTTACATTGCCATAAGATTTTTCCAAATTAACTTGGAATACATTAAGCTCTTCTTTTGCTTTGTCTAATTTACCAAGAAGCTCCATTTTTTGAACTTCCAACCCGCCAATGCTAAGCTGCGTTTGGTTAATTAGCTGCACAATTGCTTGAAGGCTTTCTAGCTCTTCAGCTTTGATTTTTTCAACTTTGGTTTCTTTTGCTTTTTTCATTTTTTTTGGTTTAATATAATTAAATTATTGTTATTGTTATAATCACTTAATTTGCTTGATAACTAACATTATGCGGTTGGTATACCGTATATATTTATAAAATCTTCAGTATTTTGAACAGGACTAAAGCTGTAAGTTTGCGTAACGGCCCCGCCTGTAAATTGTAGTCTCGTGGTAAGCGTCCCGCTTATTGTTCCTGTTTGCATAATTGCCTCAGTACTGTTATAAGATTGCTGGCAAGCTACTGTACTTGGATTATTAGCAGTTACACTTACAGTAATTACATCAGTACTGCGAACTTGAACGTTGGGGTTGGTAATATTAGCAACGACTCCTGAAGTTTTTGTAACTTGGCACACGACGGTATCTACACCGGCTCTTGTTCTAGTTACCGTCATTTCAAAAGCCTCACAGCCCGCAGGAGGCGGTGAACTTAAAGTATTTCTAATAGCAAGTAAAAAATCTGCGCCCGGCGGCACACTACCACTACAGCACCAGTCTACAAAGTTGCCAATACCTATCATTTTATTTAATAGATAAAATGTCAGCCCCAGTAGTTCCTGTAGCTAAAACATAATCGCAAATAATAGGTAAAAAACATCCCGCACTTACATTTTTAAAAAGGACAGCGTCAGACGCCGTTGGTGCACCACCACTAAAGTCTTGTCCTGATATAATTGCTTTAACGTCTCCAGCAGAACCTACATAAAGTGCTGCTCCGTTTAGTTTTGTTGTACCGTCTATTGTATCGCTAGGCGTAATAGCAGCAACTGCTGTTGCAAATTCGGGTTGATTTGTAAAAGTTCCCATTATATATATTTATTTCTTTATTAACATTTCCATCTACGGCGTGCTGCGCAGATACGTTTATCCGGTGTTTTCGAACAATTTATATTATGCATTTCCATTTGCCCTTTTGAGCGTGCACAGTATGATGTACGACGCTTGCCGCCACCAGGCTGAGGAGCTTTTAGCTTACCACCTGTTTCTCTGTTGTAAGCAGCACGACCCGCCGCTGTCATTCCAGCGCCTTCTTTAGCTGAAAGAAAGTGTCGCCCTTTGCCCTTAGTAGTCTTTTTAAGCTTATTAAAAGGTGAATTTGGTTGTACGTATGCCATAATATAATGAAAATGGGGACGGGCAATAAAATAAGGTAGCGATTCCTTTTCCTACACGCCCGATGTAAC